GAATGGACGCAGATAAGCTACGCCATAATATTCAGGGTCAAGAAGCCATACATCACGGCTACGCTGGAAGCGGTTAGGAACAACTGCCATTTCACCAAAGTCACTGACATAGACATCCATGCCACCGATGATTCGCTGGTCAGCAACATCATTGAAGTTGCTAACTCCGCTGGCACCACCAACTCCAACAAAGCTGGAAAAGGTTTGCTTCTGGGCAGGAGCCATCATCAAGTACTTGGTGTCAGCACCTTCGTCATAGGCAGACAGAATAGCTGCCTTGAGAAGAGCTTCCGTGAACGTCCTGGCAGTGCCATCAGTTCTCGCTGCCGCACCTGCACCAGCACCATTGGCACCATCAGATGCTTTGGAGATGTTGGTGTTTACCCAGGTGGTAAGTGAGCCAAGTTTACGAACAGTGCTGTCAGCTGACATCGCTGTCTTAGCTTGGTTGACACCTACAAGCGAGGTTTCCATGTCACGCTTGAGTTCCTTAGCTCGCTTGGACATTTGATACGCCAGCTCTTCACGACGACCAGCCTTGGATACCGCATCAAGCGTACCTGAGACCAATGTCGTTTTCAAACTGATTTGACAAATGTTGCCAACGCGAGTTGTGGCAGCTGGCTCCGCTGCAGTAAGCGTTGCACCTTCCTCGTTGTAGTTTGTGGCAGAAGCAGCTGCAAGCGCATCCGTTTGCCATTCGTGGTTAACCGCAATTGCATCCATACGTCCACCCATGGACATAAATGGAGTTTCAGTTGGGCTAATATCATATATCACATTCTCCAAGTCTTCTCTAAGACCAGCTGAGGAGTATGTGACGTACACACCAGTTGGTTGTGCCATGTTTTTTCTCCTAAGTTACGAAATTAAATCCAGAAAAACATTTGCAGCATCCCTTGTGTTACCTGTTTTGGCAAGCCTTTCACGTTTAGCTTGTACAGTCCTTTTAGCCTTCTGAGCTTTTGTCTGAGGCGTACCAGACTTTACAACCCTTGGAGCAGTTTTGATTTTCTTAGCTGGATTACCAGATATAGCAGCATCGTGCATCATGGCTTTGTGAAGAACCATGACAACTCTGTGGTCTATGATGCCATCAATGTCTTGAGGTGTGAAACCTAGACTAGTAGCATAGTCTCTGAGTTGACCCTTTAAGTTTGTATTAGGATCGTTATACTCAGGTAAAGCCTTTGCTAACATCTTTGCTTCTTCCTGAAGACGCTCGTTAATCCTTGCCTTGAAAGCAGCTTCATTTTGTTGCTGAACTTGTATTTGTTCTTGCTGTAATGCAGCTACCTTGTCTTTTGCATCTTGATACTCAAGACGCTTCTCCATGTACTCAACAGGATCGGAATCCTTTAGCTCTGCCCAATTGATATTCTCATATTGTGCAAGAGCATTGTTTTGATTCTGAACCATGTTTTGCAACGCTGCTGCATATTGCTGACGTTCTGTCTCAATAGACTGAATGTTAGACTCATATGCTTTGCGTTGTTCTGCTAAGGCTTGCGACTTACGGGTATAATCCGATTGCCGCTGATATCCGTTTCTGAGTTCATCAAGGGATACCTCAAACTCTTCCCCATCTACTTTTACAGTATAGGTATCGTTGGGTTCCTCAACTAGCTCTTCCTCTTCTACCTCTTCATATTCTTCAGATTCAGCTTCTACCTCTTCAACAGCTTCGATTTCCACCTCTTCTGAAGGTTCTTCGATTGCTTGCTCTGGATTGGTGTTCTTTTCTTCACTTCCAAACATGACATCGAACATATTAAGTTGTGGCTGTTCGACTTCCGCTTGCGGATTGGTCTGTGCCTCACTCATTTTTGGTTACCTACCTTTCAAAGTTTTCTATTTTGTCGTTTTGTATTGTTGCTTGAAGTTCTTCTACAATTGACCTCAATGCGTTAAGTCTCAGCCAACAAGATTCTCTATCTGGTGTCGTTGCTGAAATGGTCCACTGTGCTATTAAATCTTTTTCTAAGTTTTCCAGTATCTCCTTGAATACTTCGTTGTTCAATATTGCACTGGCTTGGTTTGCTTTTTCCCTAGTATCTGTTACCATGTTTTTTCTTTTTAGATTTCTTTGGCTTTTGTTTATAGGGTTCTTTGTATGGCATGTTTATCTCCTTACCATTTTTTACAAGACCAATATCTTGCACTGAGCTTGTCAGGAGGGCTGGTGTCACAACGGTGTCTAGCCCTGAAACTTTTTCTACGACCAGGTTGATCTTTTTTGATAGACATATTAGGATCACCAAACCTAATAAGTTTTACTGTGTCACCTTTCTTGGCTAAGACTGCAAACTTCTTAGATTTACCAGGAGTTCTTTTTGGTTTATTGTAACCAGAAAATCGTTCACCTCTGTAGTTTATAGCCATGTCAAGTCTTGATGATAAAGTTAATAGGAATAAATTTAAGAGTGTCAGTTCCTGTTGCTGCACTAGCTGTACCACTGGTACCTAGTGTAAAGCTACCACCTACACCAACAGGGAAGTAGGTTCTAAAGTCTGGTACCTTAAAGTCTGACCCCGATGTGCCAAAGGTGTTACCAATGATAGCATACAATGCAGAATATGTGCTGGTAGAATATGCTGTACCATCACAAAGAAGCCAGTCATTTATGCCACTAATAGTTTGTGTTGTTGGGATAGTATTAGAGGCATACATGCAGACTGTACCAACCTCAAAGCCTAGCTTATTTAGCTGAGTGCTGGTTTGATTTACAGCTGTTGTAGCTAGGTTGGGGAATTGTGTTTTCAAAACAGACTTTACCAGTCTGATGTGATCGTCACCCTCTGAGATATCATCTGATGCTGCAGGGTAACTGGTGTTAAACTGGCTGATGTATGATGCAGATTCTACTGTCATTTTGGTTTCCTATTGTAACATTATTACAAAGATTTGTCAATTTGATTTAACTGCCATTGCTACTATGAAGACAATTAAGCTAAAGATAAGTAGACAAGTTGCAGCTATTCCAACTATAGCAGAACGGAAGAGAAGTTTTTTACGTTTTTCTTTACGTTGTTTCTCCTCTTCCCTTCTTGCTCTTCTTGCTTGTGCACAGTACTTCTGGTAATCAGACCATAACCCAGGGCGACCTGTGTATATCATCAGCTGCTTTAATTGTTCTTCTTCCTGTCTGATCTTTTCTAAAGCTATAAATGCTTCAAGATCAGATGAACTTGCTTTTGATTTGTCCTTACCAGCTACTTTGCGTTGTAGTTCTTCTTTACCACTGACAAACTTTGCTATTGCCTTACCAGCGTTTACAATTTCACCGCCATTTTGTACACATTGTTTAATGACAGCGAACGCTGCATTACAAGCAGCAAGTTCAGCCAGCATCTTCTTCTGGTTTTTCCTCCACTGAGCTTATTAATTCGTTTGTCATTATCTGCAAGGCAGCACGAATTTGATGTAGTTTAAAATTTAACTGAGCTTCTTGCCCTTGAAGATCTCTTATTTGTGCTACGAGATACTTTGAAGTATCTTGTAGTTCATCTTCTGTGAAATCTTTACCGTTAATTGTTACTACGTTTGCTTCAGCCATTACCATGGTACTCCTGAACCTTTAGTGGGGTTTTCTTTTTCTGCAATTTGAGCAGCTACGTTAGCTTCAGTTGCTGCTACTTCGTCAGCACCTAGAGCATCCTTTGCCCATCCTATTGCTTGCTCTTCTGTTATATCTGCATATGGTGTAAAGCTAGATAGGTCATCAGTAGAAAGACCAACAGTGCCATAGCATCTGCCTGTGTTTCCATCTGCATCTTCATCTTGACAATTCCAATGCACTACATAGACTACATCAGTGTGGTCATCTAAACTGGTGTAGTAGTCTAAGTTTGTTGCTGTCCACGTTGCTGTCATTTTATTCTCCTATGATTCTAATGCGGTTATTCTTGCTTCTAGTTCCTTAATGGTGGCTACCAACAAAGGAACCAATTTGCTTTGATCTATGCCTTGATATTCTGGATTGCCATCAGCATCGACTGCATCCTTTTCTCCTGTTACTGCCTCTGGAACGTAGTTTGAAACTTCATGAGCTAAAAAGCCATCTACTGTAGTATTTGCATCTGCAATAAAGTTAAACCTAACTGGATTTAATTGTTTTAATCTCTCAGTTGCATTAACGATTGCAGTCACATTTTCTTTAAGTCGGTAGTCAGAGGAAGTGTTATATGCTGTTGCGCTACCTGTAACAGAAATAGTTCCAACTGTAGTTCCATCTTTTCTAAAGTCTGCTATCGTGCCATCGCTAGTTTTTCTGTTTAACTCAAGAGGATTTCCACCATCTCTAGTGGCTTGCAACATACCTGTTGCTCTTGCCTCAACTCCAACTGTTGCTGTGCCTATTGCAGTTTTAGAAACGAGAAAATTACCTGATGAATCAATACGCATACGTTCTGCGCCATTGACTATAAACGTCTGAATATCGTAACCTTTAAACTCTGAAACACCACTTCCGTCACGATAAAGTCTAAAGTAAGCAGTTCCAGTACTGTCCGTTCCAGTACCTAGACCAATCTGTGAATACGTTCCAGATTGACTTGCACCAGAATTACCTACAAGTAACTCTACACCTCCCCCTGCTACAGAATTGTCAACGTGTACAAGTTGATCTGGCGAAGTTGTGCCTATGCCAATATTGCCTGATGTATCTATAACTAAATCATTAGAACCACTGGCATTAAGTTGTATTCCAGCATCTCCACTATGTCCCCACCCTATGTAACCTTTGCCTGGAGTATCATAGTCTCCAAAATATAACCGACTATTTCCTGTAGTTGCTCCAGTACTGCCAGCAAGAATGTAAACATAACTGCTATTACTTGTGGTTGATATGTTTCCAAATGTAGCAATAGTAGCTGATGACAGAGAACCTGTGGGTGGTGCTGCTGACAGCATATGAAGTGTGCCTTGATCGGCTGCTGTACTATTATCATGTCCTAATATTTGACCAGCAAAGGTTGCATTTTGGCTAGAGTCGAGAGTAAGGGCTGTTGTAGCGTTGGTGGTAATTGTAACAGATTTTGCTGCTACTGTTCTAATATCAATATTATCAGAGTAACTTTGTAATCTAATGTCAGAGTTAGTTCCTGCACCATCAATAACTGCTGTTGTTCCTAATACTCCTTTATAAGTACCACCTTGTCTAATAGCGAGTACTCCACCTTCAGCCGTGCCTGTCCCACCGTCTATAGAAATATTTTGCGAAGAAGTTCCATTGCCTACTTGAACTTTCACATTAGAGGAAGTTGTGCCTATGCCAACATTGCCTGATGTATCTATACGCATACGTTCTGTGTTATTTGTGTAAAAGCGAAGAGGGTGATTTGAAACAACATTAATGTATGCGCTAGTACTATTAGTGTACATAATCATTTCTGTTCCGCTTGTTCCACTACCAGCAGAACCAGAGGTAGCTATTTTAAGCACACCTCCTTCTGTATTTGTTGATCCAGCTATTTCTAATGTTCTAAAACCAGAACCATAATCTTCTATTGAAGTAGTACCTATGCCAACATTTTGGCTAGAGTCGATGGTCAGTGCTTCATTTCCATCAGCACCTAATACTAATGAGCTTCCACTGACCGTAGAACTTGGATCAGCAAATATGCTCATCTTGGTGGCTTCGTCGACTTTTATTTGGCCCCGTGCATTGCCATCAATATTTAAACCTTGCACTACACTCATGGTAGACGCTGGCGTACCAGTGGTTTCAACATCTATTGTAAATGCAGTGTAAGCAGATGTTGTGCCAGAACCAGCATCTCGCAATGCTGTAAGGGGTGAACCTGATGTAGATTTTGCTGTAGTTCTTTGGCTGCTATCGATGGTTAGTGCTGATGCGGCACCAGAATACAACTCCATTGTATTTGTACTATGGTTATATTGTACTCTGCCAACACTGTTGCTTGCTGTATCAGCAAACATTAATCGCCCAAAAGAAGATGATCCAGAACCTATTGTTATCCCGCTATCGGCTGTTCCTTGAACAATTAAATCGTCAGCAGCAGTATTAGCTGTACCACCATATGAAGAACCTATTGTAGCATCACCAGCATCAAGAGTACCAGTAGTGGTAATGTTGTAACTTTGAAAATTCCAACCATTTTGATCTGCTTGCACTACTGTTGATAGAGTACCGCCAATAATGTTTTTAATAACAAATGCGCCATCTTCAGAAGTGTCTGTCGGGTCATTAATAGACCAACCAAGTTGTCCGTATGCAGTTACATTAGACGCACTGTCTTCGCCTTGAAAAATAATCTGACCTAAAACATCAGAAACAGCAGGACTAGCACTGTCGCGTTTTAAAACAAGGTTTGGTCCTTGTGATGCTGTGGCATCAGTAGATGTAAATGTAGCTAAAGAACGACCAGAGGATGAAACTACAAGAGGCTCACTAGCGTCTGATAAAGATAATGTAGTAAACGTACCAGCAGCCGCACTTGATGCACCTATGATAGTACCATCAATGTTACCACCGTTGATATCTGCAGTGGTCACTGTTCCAAGGTTGCTGATTGTTTGCCCAGCAAATGTAGACGTACCTGCTGCTGTGATGCCACCATCTTTGATCAATAAAGAATCAACAGTGACTCCACCAGCCGCTGTTGTTTCAGAGATGGTATCAACGGTGATAGATTGTCCAGCTGTGACAATGATGTTATTTGCACCAGTGGTATTACCGTTGGCAAGGATTTCTGATAAGGTATCAACGGTGCCAACCTGGGCATCAACATAGGTCTTGATAGCTTTAGCACTAGCAAGGGTGTCATCACTAGCACTTACGCTGGTAAGGTCTGTGTCTACACTGGTGACTGCAGTTGAGCTAGCAATAGTAAGACTACTAAATCCACCTGTGGACTGTGTTGTAGCTCCAATAGGTGTACCATCAATGGCACCACCGTCTATGTTTACAGCTGTGTAATCCTGGGTAGAGATAGTACCAAGACCTAGGTTAGTCCTGGCAGCTGCTGCTGTACTGGCTCCTGTGCCTCCGTTGTTGACAGGTACTTGACCACTGATGCTTACAGTGACATCACCTATGGAAGCATCTACAGCTAGGGGGCTAGTAGCTGCAAGAGTGGCTACACCTGCAAGGTCAGTTCTTAGCGTAGATCTTCGAACTTTCTTGGTTTCATTTTCGCTGATGTCTACAATGACCAGTACGTCATCATCAGCAATGCCGCCTAGTTCAACCTCAGTAAGCTCAGTGATCTTTTTATTCGTTGCCATTTAACTTTCCATCCAATCAATAAATAAGTATGCTGTGCCAGCACTAGATATAGCTGCTATTTTTTCACCATCTCCAGCACCAGGTGATGAATCAGGCTTTACAATAAAATGTTCAGAGTCACCATTGTGTATAAAACTAGATGTACCATCAGTTGTAGCCGTAGGATTTAAACCTACTTTGACATAATTTAAAGGACTTCCACTTGTTCCATGTGCTCTAAGTTGAACTATACTAGCACCAAATGGACAAGTTCCAGATTGTGCACTTGTGGTAGTGATATCTACTCGTTCACTTTTTACAACTCTATGAGCATATGGATGTTGACGAGCCATTTAGCCCTCCAAGAAAGTAACATTTACCGTAGCTGTTCCGATGCTGGCTACCTTTTCACCATCTGTTGCTGTGGGAGAACTATCTCCACGAATGACAAAGTAAGAAGCATCAGCTGGTTCAATCAAAGTACCTGCAGCTGTGGCTGTTGGGTTTGGTCCTATTACTATGTTTACATTTGCACTGGTTGCTACTCTAGCTATGGTGCATCCAAATGGAGCACGTCCACTTTGTGCACTGGTGCCTGTGCTGGTTATGTTCTCGCTACTGATGATACGAGATGCTATGCTATTTTGATATGCCATGTCTATGCCTTTATGTTCTTGTCAGAGTTCATTTCAAATCCAAGCTCAATACCTTTAAGTTTAAGCTCTTCACGTTTTACCGCCATTTCGTGTTCTATCTCTACACGTTCAAGTTCTACCTTTGCAGCTTTTAGTTCAAGCTCTTTTGCTTTGACTTCTGCTTCAAGTTGTTGTGCCTGTGCTTGTACTATCAAGGCTTGTGCTTGTGCCTGGGCTAGTTGATCTTGTGCAGATGGTCCTTCTTGCTGTGGTGGTGGTGGCACAGAGATGAACTTGTCTATGTTTTTGATACCTAGCTCAGTTGCCATATTTCTGACAAAATTATAGGCATTTTCTGGTGTTACAAGCCCTGGTATCTGTGGTGCTACCTGTTGAAGCATCGTAGACAAATTGGTCATTGCTTGGACTTTTATGTCCTGATTACCATATCCAATGCCAACTTCTATGTTGACATCCATGTTTTCTTTCCAGCTAGAAGGATCTATCTCGTAATAGACATTATCTAGTCTGACTATTTTGTTTCTGTCTTCATATTTCTGTACCAAGTTGTAAATTGACTTGAACATATTGCGAACACCAGTGTCTGCAAATATTCTGGCAATTAGCTCAAGTCTGCCTTGGGCATTTGTCATAGCACTGTTAGCTGCACCTGCCGTGACATGTGATTTTAACAGATCAGCACTTAGACCTTGTGTCTGTGGGTTTACACCAGTGCGTCCTGTTTTAATGTTTTCCCAATATTCCAACATCTGGAAGCTGTAGTTCTGTAATGCTGGTGTTTGAATAGGTTGTAAGGCATTAGGACTACGAGTTCTGACGATACCACCAGGTCTACTGGTCAACAAATCATCTATGTTTACTTGACCTTCTACAACTTGGAACCTACCGTTGTTAGCAAGATACATATTGTCAAGTAGGTTTCTGGTCAAGGTTGACCTGATTAGCTGAATGTCTTGTACCGTTTCTGCTACACTTAACCCATAGAACTTATGAGGTATCGGTATGGGGCAAATTGTGCTGAATGGTAACTGGTCAATTGGTTCAATGTCTAATAGCTCATCTCCAGCATGACAAATCTTATGGAGAACACTAATTCCAGAACCATCCATGTCTATCTTCATGTAAGACTCGTAGATCTGTACGACAATCTCTGAGTCAGCTGCAGCTTGGTTTGGATAGACATCTGTAGAGTCATAGGCATGTCGTGCCATGTACTCTTGACTCGTTGTGATGTCATCTGCACCACCTACATATCCAGGTAGGCTATCGACAACTTCTGGGTCATAGCCCATCTTGATAAGCTCAGACCTAGACTTGTGTGACCTGTGACAAATAAACCTTGCATCTTCTAAGGTTTTAGCACCACGGTTAATCAGGAACTCTTCAGGTGGTACATTTTCTACCGTGACTTTTCCTTTGATCTCTCTACGGGCAAAGGTGACATCATGTGTTACCTCTTCATATTCTACCATCATGCCCGTTTGTGGATCAGGCTGTTCCTTTACCTCTATTGTTTCAGAGTGCTCAACGATGTCTATGTCGTCATCTTGCATCAACAATGAGTATTCTTGATCAGTTAAGTTCTGATAAGACTCAGTTGTTGTTTCTTCTAGTTCTTCCCAGAAATGCTTGACAACACCTACTTTTTGCATCAATGCGTCTAGGAAAAAATTGTAAAGTACCATAAACCCATCGTTCTGTTTGTAGAACACATGGTTTACATAGTTGGTAGCTTGTTCAGCTATGGCTTCATCCTCTGGTCCTTCAGGGACAAAGTTGACTATTTTCTCTCCAGCTGTGAAGATACGCATCAGGCTGGGCATCATCCACATCAATGTGTCTTGTACATCAGTGACAACAACTTGGCTACGACCATCTTCTTCGTTGCCAAAGGGTTCACCATAGAAATACTCCATGGCTTTTTCACGTTGTTGGCTGATCTCTGAGTCCATGTAGTCACTGGACCCGTTGATCTCACTTTCTACAAGCCCAATAATTTCTTCGTCTGTTAGGTTATGGGCCATTTATTTTTTCCGTTTTTTAGACTTTGGAAATCCTGCCTTCATGTTAGCATAGGCTTTATCAGAAATTGTAGACTTGCTCTTAGGTCTGCTTATGCCCTTGCGTTTTCTGGCATTGATGTTTGCGTATAGTCCTTTTTTAGCCACGTTTTCTCTTCCT